GGACAGTAACTATGCCGTCGAGCTTCACTATTACTATCGCCCTGCCTCGCTGACTGCCGGCGCGGAAAGCGGCACGACCTGGCTCAGTGAAAACGCTCCGAACGCCTTACTTTACGGAGCGTTGGTAGAAGCGTATATTTACATGAAAGGTGAACAGGACATGCTTCAGATGTACGAGAAGCAGTTCACCGAAGCTATGACCAGGATCAAAGATCTGGCGGAAGCACGAGAAAACAGCGATGCGTATCGCAGAGGTCTGCCAGATCGGCCTCGGACATAAGGAGTAGAAGATGGCAACATCAAACGCAGCAACCACTTATCTTGAGCATGCGATCCTCGATTTCTTGTTCAAGAACAACTCAGAGTCTTTGGCAACTTTGGGCAACAGCATCTATATTGGCCTTGCAACCGCAGTGTCGGATGCAGAAGCTGGCTCGGTGACAGAAGTTAACACTTCAACACAAGATGCTAACTACACTCGCGAGCAGGTGACGGCGGCAAACTGGACACTGACCGCGTCTTCGGGAGACCAGCAGACGGTGACCAATGCGGCAAACATTGAATATTCCGCATCTAGCGGAATTGCTTCTTACACAGTGACGCATGCTTTCGTTGCGGATGCTTCGACCAGCGGCAACATTCTGTTTGTTGGCGCTCTTGATGCCAGCAAGACGATTGCATCTGGTGACATCTTCCGCATCAACGCAGGGAACTTTACCATCGAGTTGAAGTAATGGCACTGGTACTCAAGGACCGCGTTAAGGAGACAACCACCACTACCGGCACTGGCACATATACTTTGGCCGGTGCCGTTACTGGTTTTGAGGCGTTTTCTGAAGTCGGCGACGGCAACACGACATACTACGCATGTACGGACGGTACGGACTTTGAGGTCGGTATCGGCACCTACACGGCGTCTGGTACGACGTTAGCCCGTACAACGATCCTGCAATCCAGCAACGCCGACGCGGCGGTTAGTTGGTCAGCGGGCAGTAAGACCATCTTCATCACGCAGCCAGCAGAGAAGGCGGTGTTCCTGAATGCGGATGGGGACATTGAGGTAGATGGGGGGAATGAGCTAAGGCTAACCTCTCTCGCCGGCGAACCGGTTATGAGGATAGGAGGCGGCGGTCCAAACGGAATACGATTTGTCGATGGAAGTGATTTTGGCGTCAACACCAACGCTGTAGATATCAAATACCGTACCGGTACAAACGATTTGCTGGTTGAGACTTCTGGCAACAATAAAATTGCTGAGTTTGGCGGCGACGACGGTCACGCTGCTTTGTATTTCCTTAACAGCAAGAAGCTGGAGACGCTTACTGGTGGTGTAGACATTACCGGAGACATTACTGTTTCTGGCACCGTCGATGGCCGCGATCTCGCTACAGACGGATCTAAGCTGGATGGCATCGAAGCCAGTGCAGACGTAACCGACACTGCCAACGTCACTGCTGCTGGCGCGTTGATGGACAGTGAGGTTACTAACCTTGCACAAGTCAAAGCCTTCGACTCGTCCGACTACGCCACTGCGGCGCAGGGGACTACCGCAGACTCTGCTATGCAGGATTTGTCTGATGACACCAGCCCGACGTTGGGGGGTGCGTTAAGCACGGGCGGCAATCAGATTCAACTCAGCCAGACTAGCGGAGTTGCTATCGAGACTACCGGTAACTTAGGCAATGCAGACTTGACATTGCTCAGTGCAAATAATGGAACTTCTGGTCAGTACGGCTTTGATATTATCTATAAAGGGACTCGCACTGGAAACGCAAATTCTTTTGCGTTGAACATGCATAACCAGCTTGGCACGGATGTCGAGGCAATTACCGTCTATCAGGACGGAAAGGTTGGTATTAATAATACTGCGCCGACTGCACCTTTAGATGTAACCGGCAACATCGTTGTCTCCGGCACCGTTGACGGACGCGACCTCGCTACAGACGGGAGTAAACTAGACGGCATCGAAGCCAGTGCAGACGTAACTGACACGACAAATGTTACCGCCGCTGGTGCGTTGATGGACAGTGAGGTTACGAACCTTGCACAGGTAAAGGCATTCGATTCCTCTGACTACGCCACTGCGGCGCAGGGGACTACCGCAGACGCAGCCATGCCAAAGGCAGGTGGCACGTTTACTGGCGACGTTACCTTCACAGGAGACAGCTACAACGTAGTCTGGGACAAGTCTGACAACGCGCTTGAGTTTGCCGATAACGCGAGGGCCAAGTTCGGTACAGGCAGCGACCTACAGATTTATCACGACGGCAGCGGGTCTTTCATCTCGGAAACAGGCACCGGCCAGCTTTACATTAACTCGACGCCGGGCGGCTGGATTAGGGTCGGGTCGGGCGACGAGACATCAGCCTACTTCAAGGGCAACGGCGCTGCGGAGCTTTACTACGACAACGTCAAAAAGCTGGAGACGACAGCCGATGGCGTGATGATTACGTCAACGGATGATGGTGCAGACGAAAAGCCTACGATTAAATTATTTCGCGATAGCTCTAGCCCCGCAGACAATGACGAAATTGGCGAGATTGAGTTTGTCGGCAAGAATGATGCCGCCGAAGATGTGACTTACACGCGAATATTTACAAGCATTCTAGACGCGTCTGACGGCACAGAAGACTGTAGGCTTGAATTTAAAGGTCTGATCGGTGGCGCAGAAGCCACCTACTTGCAAATGAAGCAAGGTGTGAACTACTTCTACCGGGACATAGAATTAACCACTAGCCGCAACATTAGATTTGAAGGTTCTACATCTGATAACTTTGAGACAACTGTCACTGTCACCGACCCAACAGCCGACCGCACTATCACTTTACCTGACGCAACCGGCACCGTCATAACCACTGGCAACTCTGACACGCCAACCACGACAACCAGCGCCGCTGATGCCGACTTCGTTCTTGTTGACGACGGCGGCACGATGAAGAAGATTACACCCGCCAACTTGGGGATCACAGCGGGAGCGGCTTCGGTTGACGACGCAACCGCACTGGCAATCGCACTAGGATAGAAACATGGCAAACACATTCAAAGTGAAGACGAATGCGGCCATGCCAGCGAGTGCTGGTACGCCGCTCACCCTGTACACCGTACCGTCAAGCACGACTAGCGTGGTCTTGGGCCTGATGCTGTGTAACGTGCACACCAGTCAGGTGACCGCCGACGTACAGCTTGTGTCCGACACATCTGACACGGAGACCAACGAGACGGTTTTGTTGGTCAAGGACATCCCGATCCCGGCGGGATCTTCTGTCGAACTACTGGCCGGAAACAAGGTTGTGTTGCAGACGACGGACGTACTGAAAGTTGACTGTAGCGTTGCGGCTAAGATCGACGCCACCCTGAGCATTATGGAGATCACCTGATGCCGTTTATTGGCAACCCCATAACGTCACAGTTCCAGGCGAGGCCAGCTACCGAAGAGTTTAACGGTGACGGCTCGACAACTACGTTCACGCTAGGAACAGCGGTGACGCAGGAAGATATTATTGTATCTGTGGACGGGGTTATTCAGGAAAGCGTGGATGCGTTTACCGTGCCAGACGGCACAACCCTGACGTTTACGGCAGCACCGTCTAGCGGCACTGGAAACATCTTTGTTATTTACATGGGTGTAGCAGCGTCGTCTGTAACACCACCTGATCAGAACAAGGGTAACTTCAAGGGTGGTGGCCTGTTCCGTACTAACGCACAGAACCTGACTACCGACATAACCATCCTTGCAACGGAGAACGCCAACGTGACAGGCCCGTTCACTGTAGCTAGTGGCGTGACCCTGACCGTTGAAAGCGGCGGGACATTGGTGACGCTATGAGTACATTGAAGGCAGATACCATCCAGAGTACGGGCGGCGGTGCGGCTACGCTGACGAAGCAGAGTGCGGCGAAGGCGTGGAACAATACAAACAACACTGGAACCACAATAAACGACAGTTTTAATATTGCTTCACTGACAGATACTGGCACAGGAATACAAACTCATAATGTCACTAATGCTTTTGATTCTGCAAATCACGTTCCTGTGTTTTCAGTAGATAATAATATTAACCAGCAATGGACACAGAGTTTAACAACTACGGAGTGGCAAACTCGTGTTTACACAGGGTCTGTCTATCAAGATGCAAGCATTAGAAC